TTGACGTACCAGCGGTGGAAAGTGTCTTGGGCATTAAGGTTAAGGCCCGGTTGATAGACACCCTCGCTGTCGCTTGGTACATAGACCACCATCGTACACGTCACAACCTAGACCTTTATGGGGAAGAGTATGGTGTACCTAAGCCAAAGATTACAGATTGGGAAAACCTTTCTGCTGAGGACTATAAACACCGTTGCCAAGAGGACGTTAAGATCAACTCTAAGTTATGGAAAGACCTCAGCCGCAAGCTAGGTAAGTTGTATAAAGATCAGCCAGAGGACAAAGAGCGACTGTTGGACTACCTCACGTTTAAGATGGACTGTGCGGCAGAGCAGGAGGGGCTACAGTGGAAATTAGACGTAGCAAAAGCTGAGGGATACTTAGCCGAGTGGGAGGAACTTAAAGCTGATAAGATTAACCAACTAGCGGATGCTATGCCAGAGGTTGTAAAGTACAAAGAAGCCATCAAGCCATCTGAGGATAAGATGTGGAAGAAGAACGGAGATATGTCTGTTGCTGGAGAAAACTGGCTTGACCTCTGTGCTGAGTACAAGGTTCCTACCACCACAGTTAGTTTGCGCGTTGTCCACAAACGAGAGAGGGCTAATCCCAACTCTTCACCACAGGTAAAAGCGTGGTTGGGAAGCCTTGGGTGGGAACCCACTTCCTTTAAGTTTGTTAAGGGTACAAACAACAGCCCTGATAGGAGTGTCGAGCAAGTGACTGTCAATGGAGAACTTTGCCCGTCAGTCTTAAAGTTGGTTAACAAAGACCCTGCTGTGGCTATCTTAGACGGTCTATCCGTATTGTCACACAGGCTTGGTATTATTAAGGGGATGCTAAATGCTCAACGAGATGGTTATGTTCAAGCTAGTATTGCTGGCTTCACTAACACTATGCGGTTTCGACACGCCAAGCCATTGGTAAACTTACCGGGTGTGGAAAAACCTTATGGTGCTGAAATCAGAGGGTGTCTTATCTGTCCAGACGATTATGTCTTGTGTGGAGCAGATATGACTTCCTTGGAGGACACTACAAAACGACACTACATGCAACCGCATGACCCAGAGTACGTTGAGGAGATGAGCAAAGAGGGCTTTGACCCCCACTTAGACTTGGCAAAGTTTGCAGGGGTCATAACACAAGAGGACATAGACTTACACAACTCCGGGGAGCGTAGCCTCAAAGCACTTCGTAAAAACTACAAAGTGGTTAACTACAGTGCCACCTATGGTATAGGGGCGTCTAAACTAGCCCGTGAGACAGGCATGAAGCTGACTGAGGCCAAGGAGTTGTTAGATGCCTTCTGGGAACGTAACAAGGCAGTCACTCAGGTTGCAGAGGACACAAAGACACAGGAGTGCATCGACAGTCTTTGGTTATGGAACCCCGTTTCTAGGTTCTGGTACGCTCTTCGTAACGAGAAGGATAAGTTCTCCACGTTGAACCAAGGTACTGGGGTTTTCTGTTTTGACACTTGGGTTTCTGAGTGCAGAAAGGGCGGGGTAAAAGTTATTGGGCAATTTCACGATGAGGTCATTGCCCTAGTAAAGATGGGGGAGGAAAAACTTGTAGAAACTACGATGAAAAGGTCTATGGACTTACTAAACAAGGATTTACAACTAAACGTACCTTTGGGTACTGATGTGCAGTTCGGTAAAAGTTACGCCGATATTCACTAAGTTGTAATTAAATGTCTGAATCTTGGAAACTTTTCAGGATTTAGGTATGTATTATATTATATGGAAACATGCGAGGAACTCGACACATGACTAAATACACGATGGATATGGTACTGCAATATGCTAAGGTTTTCCCTGAGAACGCCGATTACGGAGACCCCCGCGGAAACCGTATCGCAAAGAGCATTGCCGACAAAGGGGGCCAGTACATTGTACAGGCTTATTTCACTGACCCGTCTCAGATTGAGGAGCTTCTCCAAGATGGACTAAAGCCTATAGTTATGGACAACCCACGAATTATTGACGGGGATGCCCAATTTGGCATTGGTAAGTATATGAAGCTAAAACGTGGCGTAACGGACATCAAGACGTTTACAGACCGAAATGGTAAACCCTTTGAGAAGGACTACGGAGGGGCGCCGGGTATCGTGAATCTAACTGAGGGGGTCGATAATAAACGAGCTTGGGTCTTTAGTGAGGATGGTCCACTTGGTAATGGGACTGAGGCCAAGGTCCAGTTTGACACCTACTCTAATGGTTCGGGGGTTCGCCTCTTGAATATTGGGGTTACTAACCACGTCCCCTACTCTGAGGGTGGGCCGACAGAAGACGATCAACTGTTTATGGTAGGATAACACATGGAACTCACAATGACTGTTAAAAACGACAAAGAGGAAGACGGTTTTACTGGCAGTGTAACTATGGTCAGGAGTGACATAGACGATCTGTACAGCTTAGGCCGAGCGTATGGCGACTTCACTAGGGCTATCGGCTTTGCTTATGTAGAAGATGTTGCCTTTGAAAAGGATGATGGTCAAATGGTGTTTGGGGGTTTTTGATGAAAGGTGGAAAGGTTCTTATAGACGGTGATATAATTGCTTATCAAGCAGCCGCCTCAAAAGATAAGGACTTGCCTTCAGATGCTATAAATAAGACAGAGGAGATTATGGGGGATGTGCTGGAAGCGACTTGCACATTTCCCGTAAGCTCTAATGACTACATAGTTTACCTTACTGGCAAGAACAACTTCAGGTACGAGATAGCAAAAGCTGCCCCATACAAAGAGAACAGGCAGGGTAAGGACAGGCCAAAGTACCTAGAACTAACTAGGCAATACCTTATTGATAGTTACTCAGCAGTAGTTAGCGATGGGGAGGAGGCAGATGATCTAATTGGCATAGCTGCAACTAAGTATGGCCCTACAACCATTGTGGCGTCCATCGACAAGGACATGCTACAGATACCCTGTTATCACTACAACTTTACAAAGGGGTGGTCTGAAGTGGATTGGTGGTCAGGGACTAAGTTCTTTTATACCCAGTTGTTAACCGGAGACCCCGCTGACAACATAAAGGGTGTACCGGGAATTGGCCCCAAGAAGGCAGAGAAACTTCTGGCTGACTGCTACACAGAACACAGCCTTTGGGAAACCTGTCTAAAGGCATATGGGGAAGATATGGACCTTGCAATAGAAAACGCCAGACTACTCTGGCTTAGACGTAAAGAGGGGGAGATGTGGCTACCACCAGTGAACGAAGGCGACACGCTCTAAGGAATGGCTATAGATCAGGACTAGAGGATGACATCTCCGTTGACTTAAAGAAGCGGGGTGTAAGTTTCGAGTATGAGACACTAAAGATTAAGTGGACCCTACTTGAGAACAAGACTTACACCCCTGACTTCATTTTACCTAATGGTATTATAGTTGAGTCAAAGGGGAGGTTTGTAGCCGCTGATAGAAAGAAGCACTTGAAGGTCAAGGAACAACACCCTGACCTTGATATACGTTTTGTCTTTAGTAACTCTAGGGCAAAATTAAACAAGGGCGCTAAGTCAACATATGGTGACTGGTGCGATAAGTACGGTTTCACCTACGCAGATAAGAGGATACCCGACGAATGGTTGAAGTAAACAGTCTATTGACACAGTTAATGCAGCTTAGTAAAGACCAGCTTGAGGAGCTTGGGTTTCATATCAGTGTTGCTCTAAGCGAACTAGAGTTGGAGTTAGGGGATGAGTAAGACAGTAGTAGTCTTCTCGTGCGCTCACGTTGATCCCAGTGTGAGTAACGAGAGGTTCAACTGGTTAGGAGAGTTCTTGTATGACCTCAAGCCTGATTATGTCGTTGACTTGGGTGATGGCGCTGACATGCGGTCATTAAATACATTTGACACTCGTTACCCAGAGGCAATCGTCAGTCAAAGCTACGAGGCAGACATTGAACACTACAACGATGCACAAGAGCGTATTCGATGGAAGTTTAGACATCACCGACGAAAACGACCAGCTTACATAGGGTTTGAGGGGAACCATGAGAACAGGATTAAGAAAGCTATCAAACACGATCCTCGACTTGAAGGCTCGAAGTATGGCATATCTTTCGACCACCTACAGGCGAACAGGTGGTTCGACGAGTACCATGAGTATGAAAACTCCGCTCCAGCGATTGCTGATTACGATGGGGTCTCATACGCTCACTTCTTTAGTAGTGGCAACTTTGGGTCTGCTATGTCTGGTATGCACCATGCTAATGCACTACTGGCTCACAGGCATCATAGTTCTACTTGTGGTCATAGCCATAAACGTGATCTTAAGTTTAAAGACGCTTCGCATCCTAATGGAGTTATCGGTTTGGTCGCAGGGTGCTACAAGGGAGCAGCAGAGGGCTGGGCAGGTCAAGCTAACAAAGAGTGGTGGTCAGGCATTGTAGTTAAACGGGAGGTAGAGAACGGTATGTACGATCCAGAGTTTGTCTCCCAATCACGACTAAAGGCTATGTATGGGCAAACGTAGTGACTTCGACAGAGTACCGAGGGACTACTATCCGACACCTCTAGCTGCTGTTGAACCCCTGATCCCGCACTTGCCTTACTCGTTTGACTACTACGAGCCTTGTGCGGGAGATGGGCGTCTGATAGACCACATAGATAGTCTTACAGATGGTCACAGTGAGTGTATCTTTGCTTGTGACATTGAGCCTAGAGACCCAAGGGTTTGCTTACATGATTCCATTAACATGGGTGAGCAAGACTTCTTGGAGTTGTACATGGCTTTCGGTGGTGCTGACTTGTGTATCACCAACCCACCTTGGGATAGAAAACTACTGCACCCATTCATCGAAGGGTGGATGCAGATGTGTCCAACATGGCTACTCTTTGATGCCGATTGGATGCACACGAAACAGTCAGCTATCTTGATGTCGTATTGCGTTAAGGTAGTGAGCGTAGGCAGGGTCAAATGGATTGAGGATAGTAAGAGCGTAGGTAAAGACAACTGCGCTTGGTATCTGTTCGACATAGCCAGAAACCCCGCTAAACAGACAGAGTTCTATGGGAGAACAGTATGATTACTCAAGAAGACATTGATGCTTTCAGCATTGTGAATGTGACACCGATGGAATATTCCTACTGGGTTGAAGGTAAGATCACGACAAAAGGTGAGACCCGTCTAGTGGAAAATGCGTTAGGTCTCGTAGGTGAAGCTGGAGAGGTAGCTGAGAAGGTAAAGAAATACCTCCGTGACAATACCAAGGTTAATCAGAAAGAGATCATCAAGGAGTTAGGTGACGTTCTGTTCTACACGACAGCCTTGGCTAACTATTTCTACAGTAACCTGCCAGAGGTCATGGAAGTAAATATGGATAAGTTAAACGACAGAGCAAGACGTGGTGTGATTAAGGGATCAGGGGATAACCGATGAAGAAGAGATGGGTAAACAATATATTCGTAAGGTTCATGCGATATTGTGTAATGTGGTCAGAGCATCGACAGGCAATCAAGATACTGAACCAACTGTCCGATAGGGAACTAAAGGACATTGGAATTAGCCGAGAAGACATTGACCGTATGGTCTGGTTAGAAGAAGATAAAACAATGCGAGGACGTGGCGAATGAGCAATACACTACCAACAGACTACCAGTCTTTCATCCACAAGTCACGTTATGCACGATGGCTAGATAAAGAAGGACGCCGTGAGACATGGGAAGAGACTGTATCCCGTTACATGGAGAACATCGTAAAGCCTGTGGCAGGGGACGACAGTTACATCCGTCAGATTGAGCAAGCTATCCTATCGCTTGACGTTATGCCATCCATGCGTTCTCTTATGACCGCTGGCCCAGCAGCCCTCCGTGACAATACTGCCATGTACAACTGTAGCTACCTTGCAGTTAAGAACATCAAGAGCTTCGACCAAGCTATGTTTATCCTGTTGTGTGGTACAGGCGTAGGGTTCTCAGTTGAGCGACAGTACATCAACAAGCTGCCAGAGGTTCCAGATGCCTTGTTCAATAGCGATACTACA